AATCAAATGCAGAATATAGGTTTCGTTGAAAAAACAGACAACGATAAAGTAGAAATGATAAAATTCTTAGTTGAAAGTGCTAAAGGCATGAGTATTGCTAAGACCAACAAGGAGGTAAATCCTATGGCAAGAACAGCAAAGAAAGCAGAAGACATTGTAGATATTGAAAAGTCTGATGCAGTTGTTGAAAATGTTGAGGTCGCTCCAGAGGCAGTTGCTCAAACTTCTGCAGTTGAAACTGAAAAGGCTGATGTTGTTGTTGAAACAACTGAAAATGCTGACACAGAAAAGGCTGCTAAGAAACCACATCCAGATGAAGAGGACGCTGCTGATGTTGCATCAGAAGCAGGTAATCCAAATGCTGAAATGGAAGAAGAGGGCAAAAAGAAAAAGCCTGCAGCAAAGTCAGATGATGTAATTGTTGATGAAGCAGTTACTGAAATCAAAAATACTCTAACAGCAGCCTTTAGCGATCTAGTTGCAACCGTTAAGTCTCTTCAAGAGCAGGTTAATGCAATTACAAAGTCAGTTGATGCAGTAGCACAAGATGTTACTACAACAAAAGACCAATTTAATGAGTTTGGAAAGCGTGTTGACGCAGTAGAAGCAGATACAGCATTCCGAAAGTCTGGCGATCTAGGCGAGATCGTACAGGAACAACCAGTAATGGTTGAAAAATCCCTATGGGGCGGACGTTTCCTCAAAACAGCCGACTTATTTCGATAACTAAAATATACAGGAGGTGTAATAATGTCGGAAGAAATTAAGAAAAATCAACCAGGTACTAATGGAAACATTGGTAACACTGCTCCAGGTTTATACCAGGGACAGGGTGCTTTTGGATCAGGTTCTGAAGGTGGAGCCAACGTACCAGGTAACTATCATGATGGCGGTGTAATTGGAAATATTCCAACCGCTCTTTCTGGAGTAACTTCAGGTCCTAATGCTGTCAATCCTTCGGGAGAGGCAGGCAGTGGTATCCTTCGTCCAGAACAGGCACAACGTTTCATTGATTACGTATGGGACGCAACAGTTCTCGCCCAAGATGGTCGTCGTGTTACAATGAGAGCAAACACCATGGAACTTGAAAAAGTTAACGTTGGTGAGCGTGTCATTCGTGCAGCGACACAGGCAATCGGTGATTACACAAACGCTGGTGCAACATTTAGCAAGGTAGAACTTACAACCAAAAAGATTCGTCTTGACTGGGAAGTAACTGCTGAAGCATTAGAAGACAACATTGAAGGTGCTGCTCTTGAAGATCACCTTGTTCGTCTTATGACCAACGCATTCGGTAATGATATCGAAGACTTGGCAATTAACGGTGACGGATCAACTGGTAACTTCCTATCAATTATGGAAGGTTTCGTTCACAAGGTACGTAACGATGGAGATGCACATGAGGCAGAAATTACAGTTGCCGATAACGCATGGGCACCTGAAAAAATGCAAGAAATCATTCTTGCAATGCCACGTAAGTACCGTGCACTTAAGAACAATCTTAAGTTTTATGCTGGTACAGATGCATATGCTGGTATCGTTAAGAATAACGGTACTCTTGCTGATGCAGTTGCTGAAGCGTTTGCTGGTCGTATGCCAGGAAGCACTCAGGCTAACCGTCAAAACTATTTGGACGGCGTTGGACAGACATTCGGTGGAGCACGTACAACTCGTGTTCTAGGAATTGACGTACAAGAAGTTCCTTACTACCCTGCAGGTTATGTTGATTTAACATTCCCAGCAAACCGTGTATGGGGCTTCCAACGAGACATCACTGTTAACCGTGAATACAAGGCAAAGAAAGATACTATTGAATATACAGTATTTGTTCGCTTTGGTATTCAATGGGAAGAACAAGATGCAATCGCTTGGGCAGATGCTGCTTCAGATTCCTAATCTGTAAAAAATAATTTTAGGGGGGCAGGAGATTAATTCTCTTGTCCCCTTAAAAATTTATAATGATATAATATCGTTAGGAGGATATATGTCTGATAAAACACAAACATATAATAAAGTTGCTATTTTTTCACCCAAAAATATCTATTGGCCAAAAGTTGGTACGATTAAAAAAGGTTATAATATCGTTACTTTAGAAAAAGCAGAACAATGGCTTACAAAAAATGGAATTAGGTCTGCATCTCCAGAAGAAGTAGCAAGGGCGTACGGTAACTAAAAAATGGAAGTATTGAGAGTTCCACCCTATCCTTTAACAACAACATGGAATTTGCCTATAGCAAATTATGAATATGTTGTATATGTTGAGGATTTGGTGGATCACTCAGTAGAAGAAACTCGAATTTCTTCAGATGCCAATGGTGTACTTACATATGAA